ATTAAGAACTTTAGAAATATAGACTCTATAGAACAAGTTGTAGAAATAGTAGATGTACTTACAGAAAAAGAACTACAAAAAAAAGATAGTATTATAAACAGTATTTAAAACTTCAAATTTTTACGTTATATTAGTAGCGTGATGTCACAAATGTCACACTATAAAAAGAATATAATGTCAGAAAAAACTGAAAGCAATAAAGAGAAAATGTTAGATGCCTTAAGTAATTGTTTAGGCATAGTAACGACAGCAAGTCAAAATGCAGGTATAAGTAGAAGAACTCATTATAGATGGTTAGAAGAAGATGAGGAGTATAAGGCTAAAGTCCAGGACATAAGAAATTCTGCTATAGATTTTGTAGAGTCTAAATTATTTGACTGTATAAATAAAGAAAAAGAAACTTCTATAATATTCTATTTGAAAACAATTGGCAAGTCTAGAGGTTATGTTCCACGTCAAGAAATAGACACGGGGGACAATAAAGAATTTAGAATTGAAGTAGTAGAGTGAGAGACTTAAGAACTAACATAGTCTGGAAGCATTTAGAAAAAAGTCAAAAGAAAATTATAATAGAGCAAGGAGGGTCTAGAAGCGGGAAAACTTATAACATTCTGATCTGGATAATATTTGGTTATTCTCTTAGGAACAAAAACAAAATAGTTTCAATATGTAGAAAAACTTTTCCTGCATTAAGAACCTCAGCTATGAGAGATTTTTTAGAGATACTAAAAAACAACGAGCTTTATAATGAAGAAGACCATAATAAGACAAGTCACGAATACAGACTAAACGGAAACTTAATAGAGTTTATATCCTTAGACTCCCCACAAAAAGTGAGAGGACGTAAAAGAGATTTACTATTTATAAATGAGGCTAACGAATTATTCTGGGAGGATTGGAACCAATTAGTCTTTAGAACTATAGGCCGTATTATATTAGACTACAATCCTTCAGACGAATTTCACTGGATATACGACAAAGTAAAAACACGAGAAGACGCAGACTTTTTTAAAACAACTTATAAAGACAATAAGTTTTTAGAGCAGTCTATAGTAAAAGAAATAGAAAGACTACAATACACAGATGAAAATTATTGGAGGATATACGGATTAGGAGAAATAGGTCAAAGTAAAGCAACTATATTTCAATTTAGAGAAATCGAGAAAATACCAGACAATGCAAAGTTTGTTTCGTATGGTATGGATTTCGGCTATACAAATGACCCCACTTGCATTTCAAAAATTTTTCTTCACGACACAAATTTATATGCAGAGGAATTAGTCTATAGAACAGGAATGACAAACAGAGATATTCATAATGAATTACTCAACCTGGGAATTGGTAGACGAGATGAGATTTATGCCGATTCTGCAGAACCAAAAACAATTGACGAGCTTTATAGATACGGTTGGAATATAAAACCGAGCACTAAGGGGAGAGACTCAGTTAACATAGGAATCGATATGTTAAAGAGATATACTATTCATATAACTAAGAAAAGCCAAAATGCAATTAAGGAGTTTCGAAACTATAAATGGAAAGAAGACAAGAACGGAAATGTTCTTAACCAACCTGAAGATAAATTTAATCATTTTTGCGACAGCCTACGTTACGGAATCTATAATAAACTAGCTAGGCCTAACTATGGTAAATATGCTATTAGATAAATAGATTTGGAAATGTGGATAACTTTTTGTAATTTTATTTCATTATGAGAAAATTAAAAATAACAAAACAAGAATTTTTAAAAAGAGCATCAGCAAAAAACATTAAAAAAATGAGAGGACACGATGCACCCTCTTATGAGTGGGACATTTACTTTGATAACAAGAAGATTTGTAATTGTTGGGACGACTCTTATGGAGGTGAATTAGACATCTCTAATTATAAAGGACAATCTATTGAGAGTATTTACAATAAGATTGACAAAGAATCTTTATTTGATGACAAGTATGAATGGACTACCTCACTAGAATTATTAATGTATGAGGTCAAACAAATTGCTACTCTCAAAAAAGATGAGAAAAAAGGTGTAATGATAGGTCAACCAAATTTCTATAATATTGTAGGATTTAAAACATCTATTCCTACTACATTTAAAAAGTGGAGTGATTCAAAAGAATGTTACCAAAAAATAATTGATAAAGCAATTAAAGATGGTGAGAATATACTTAACAAAGACTATTTATCTACTTGGGGACTAAGTACATAATAAATAAAATAATAAATATGAAATGTGATTACTGCAAGAAAATAAATGACCCTAACAATTTCATTTGTGAGTACTGCGGTTTTGACTTTGATGTACAAATAATCTACAACAAATGGGGTCTTCCTGAAATAACACATAAAAACGAAAATTATGGTAATATCAAACGAAATATTTGAAACATTTAGATTACAAGAAAAAGCTAAAGAGCAAATTAAAGCAATTAGACTTCTAGCTTCCCAAGGATATACAATCCTAGATTTAGAGGGAAATATAATAAACAAAGACAATTATAACAATTAAATTATGACACAAGAGAAATTAGATAACTTTATAAGATTTTACGCAGGGCTTGTAGTTCAATTCGCAACTATAGCATTTTCTACGGCTTTTATGTTAACTACAGCTATGGCAGTAGTAAAACTACTTTATAACATTTTTAAACTTTTATTCCTATCGTAATGACTGAGCAGGAATGGTTTAATAAGAATAAAGAACGAGCTATGCGTCAGTATAGAAGTAATCAGGGCAGAAGCCCAAGACAAGAAGGAACATCTTATCAGGTTTTAAAAGTAGCCTTTATAATATTTGGTTTAATCATTTTGTATTTCATAATAATTGGTTAGTTTAGATAAGTTGTTTAAATTAGGGTAGATGAAAGTCTGCCCTTTTTTTTTGTAAAAATTTTTAAAATTAACGTTATATAAGTATATGGAATTAAAAGTCAAAGTACCAACTAGAATGGAAGAAATAACTTTAGAACAATATCAAAAGTTTCTAAAGAATTGTACAGACGAGTCTATAAAAGAAGACGCTATAGCTCTAAAGATGTTAGAAATATTTTGTGGAGTTCCTCCTGCTAAAACATACTCTTATAAAATGAGTGATGTCTATGATGTTTGTGATAAGATCAATAAAGCTTTAAACGAAAAACCTCCTTTAATTTCAAGGTGGAGGTATAATAATACAGAGTTTGGTTTTATTCCTCAACTTGACGATATGACTTTTGGAGAATACATAGACGTAGACACTTACATAAGTGATTGGGAAACTATGCACCAAGCAATGGCAGTTTTATACAGGCCTGTAGTACAAAGCTTCAGAGGTAGTTATGAAATAGAAAAATATAAAGGTGACACTTATTGGGAACTTATGAAGCAAATGCCTCTTAGTTTAGTAATGGGTAGTATGCTTTTTTTTTGGAATTTAGAGAGGGACTTAGTAGAAGTTATGAAGAACTCTTTGACCCCGTCCCAGAAGCAGATTTATCAAGAGAAGCTAACTTCAATGTTAAATACGGTTGGTATCACTCAGTCTGGAGACTTGCAAATGAAGATGTCACAAAACTTGAAGAAGTAAGTAATATGAATTTTCACCAGTGCCTAAGTGCTCTAACATATATTAAAGAAAAAAACTTATTACAATTAAATAAAATAAAAAACAAATGAGTAATAAAAGAGGTATAAGAAGTTATTATCTAATTATGGAAAAACTTGAAAAAGAATTGCTTTCTAGTCCTTTTGTAAAAACAGTTACATTTGGAGATATTTCAGATATTGATTTACGAAAACAAACTATATTTCCTTTGTCACATATTATAATGAATAACGTAATTCAAAGTGGCCAAGTAATGACTTATAATATAACTATTCTTTTAATGGATATTATAGATGTAAACAAAGCTTTAGTAGTAGACCAATTTACAGGAAATACAGATGAAATGGATATACTTAATACTCAGCTAGGAGTAGGGAATAAACTTGTAGAGCAGATGAGGTCTGGAGCTTTATTTAATGATATGTACCAAGTTGACACAGATGTAACTTTTACTCCCTTTTATGATAGGTTTGAAAATGAGTTAGTAGGTTGGAGTATGAATGTAAGTATAACTGTAGAAAACGATATTTATATATGTTAGACGAAGTGGAAAAAATTGTAGAAGACTATGCTAACAGAATAGTTAAAGCTGCAAAAAATAATTTAGCAGACAAAGAACTTTCAGGAGGTGATTTATACAATAGTTTAAAGGCTAAAGTTAGTAAAGGTGATGACGATATAGTCGTTACTTTTAGTTCTACAGATTATGCTAAGTTTTATGACGAAGGTGTACAAGGAGCAAACCCTTCAAAGATGCCTCCAGGTGCAAAGACAAGATTTAACCAAGCTCCAAATAGTCCATTTAGATTTGGAACAGGTACAGGAAAAAAAGGTGGCCTAAGAGCAGCAATAGATAAATGGGTTTTAACTAAACCTGATTTACAATCTTCTACTCGTAATGATTTAGGACAATTTATTCCTAGAAAAACTATGGTATTTTTAATTTCAAGAAGTATATATTTAACAGGTCTCAAGCCTAGTTATTTCTTTACCAAGCCTTTTGATTTTTATACTAAAAATTTAGAACGAGACTTAGAAGACGCTTTAGAAAGAGACGTTAATATAGCTCTGTCTCAGTACGACCAAAAAAATGAATTAATTATAACAATAAGATAATGGCCGATAGATTATTAAGAAGTCCACAATATTATAGTAGAAGCACTTCTAACGCAGCAGTGAAGTCATCTCAATTAAAGATCACTATAAACGGAACGCTAAGATATACAATAGTAAAACCAGCATCTCAAAATGTACAATGTGCTTTTGAGTATTCAGAATTATGTAGAGATTATTTAGATATAGAATTAGGCTCAAGTCAACAAACTACAATACCTACTTTTACAATTTTATTAGAACAAAGTTTTTGGGACAATGTAAACCCTAGTGCAGCAGGTGCTACACAATTAGGTAGCACAAATTCAGAAACTAATTATGGTTATGACGGGTACGGAACTTTTATGCAAGGAGAAGACCCAATAAATAGTTCGACTCCTTTTCCAGCTATTTCAAATTATGATTGGGGGGGTAGTAGTTCTAGTGGAACTAAAACCTATACTGTTTATGCTCCACCAGATTCTGCTTTAAAAATTCCAAGCATAAATTCTGGTGAAGTCGTTTATACTAATAGTTCAATTAACGCTACTAGTATGACTGTAGAAGGAACAACTATAAATATTGAAAGAGTACCTTGCACAAAATACACGGATGAATTATCAAGTTATTGGAGCTATGTTGATGTAACAGGATTAAGAGTTTATTTTATAAATAAATACGGAGCTATTCAGAATGAGTTTTTTACATTAAAAATGGTAGAGGAAATAAAAAGTAAAAGAGAGCAATACAATATTAGTACTATAGATTTAGCAGGAGATTATGATACTTGGAAACATACAAAAAGAGATTTTGATATTACAGCACAACAATCAATTACACTAAATAGTTTTTTTGTTCCTGAATATTATAATAAAGTTTTTACCGAAATGTTATTATCAGAAAAAATATGGGTAAGAATGAGAGTTCCTTATACGGGAGATTTTATGAATGTACCTGTAAACATTAATGACTCTGGATTTACTTATAAAAACAAATTAAACAATAAACTAATTCAATTTACTTTTAATTTTAATATGTCATTTGACTATATCAATAATAATAGATAATGCAAAAACTACAATTATATGTTAGTGATACTAGATTAGATTTGTTTAATGACGAGACAGTAACGATTAGTCAAAGTATACAAAACATTAAAGACCCATCTAAAATCTTTACAGAGTTTTCAAAAAGCTTTACAATTCCTTGTAGTAAAACTAATAATAAAGTATTTCAACATTATGAAAATTTTAATATTGTAAGTGGATTTGATGCACGTCAAAAAACTTCAGCAAGAATAGAGTTAAATTATATTCCATTTAAACAAGGTTATGTAAAACTAGAAGGAGTAGAATTAAAATTAAATAAACCTTATGCTTATAAAATTGTTTTTTATGGTGAGACTGTTAATATAAAAGATTTATTAAAAGATGACAAACTTGCAGCATTAAGTACTTTAGATAATTATAATTTGGCTTACGATGCCTCTACAATCAAAGCTAGATTACAAAGTTCTTCTGGGCCTATACTATGTCCCTTAATAACTTCAGGAGCTAGTAACGAAGGTAGTGAATTAACAAACTTACCATCGAGATTATATTACAATTCACAAAGTGGAGGCTCTTCTGATCTTGACGGAAATTTATATTATAAGTCTTCAGGTTCTGGAGGTCACGCACACGGAGTTTTATATTCTGATTTAAAATATGCTATAAGAATAAAAGAAGTTATAGATGCTATCACAGCTAGATACCCAACTCTAGTTTTTAGTAATGATTTTTTTAACACTAGTAATGCTGAATTTTATAACTTATATATATGGTTGCATAGAAAAAAGGGAAGTGTAGAAGAAGCAACTCAAGGAGGTTCTGCTGCAAAATTTCCAAGTCCTGTAACAGGATTTGGTTTACCTCAACAGTATACAACTATGTTAAACTCAAACACTTTAGAAGTATATGCTTCTTGTAATCCTTACAATCCTACTACTGCTTGTCCTAATACCGCTTTACCTAGTATTACACAACAATTAATATTAAATACTTCTAGTTCTGTTCCATACGATGTAATTATATTTCGTAATGGAGTAGCTTGGGCTCAATTAAATAATAACGTAGGAAACTCAAGCTTTGGCCCTGGTGATATGGGCATAATGGACGAAGCTAGTTATACGATAACTATATATTCTTATCAGGCTATTACTTTTACGAATGGCTCTAGTGTAGGTATTCAATGGAATTTGTCAGGCTATATTCCTGGAGCTGGAGGTGGTTGGTCTGAATCTTATACTATAGCAAGTTTTACAGCAAGTGCTAGTTTTACTTTTGAAATTAGCCAACAAATACCTGATATGAAAATTATAGATTTTCTTACAGGTTTATTTAAGTTATTTAATTTAACGGCATATTTTGACGACAGACCACAATTAGCAAACGGTAATACAAATCTAAATTATCAAAAAATTAGAATACAAAAGTTAGAAGACTTTTATACTACAGATGTGGCTACTTATGACATAACAGAATATGTAGANGTCAATACAAGCTCAGTAGATTTAGCTTTACCTTATAAAGAAATTAATTTTGCTTATGAAGGAAACGATACTTTTTTAGCAAAGCAGTACGAACAATTAAACGGAAAGCTATGGGGAGCAGAAGATTTTACAGGAGACGCTAGTACGGGTGGAGATTTTTTTGATGCTCCTAATACAACGTATGATATTAAAGCACCATTTGAGCACGTTCTTTTTGAAAGATTAGTAGATGTAGACCCTACTTTAGTATTTCCAAATAATTTAACTACAATACAATACGGATATTTTGTAGACGATAATCAAGACGCATATTTAGGAAAACCATTATTGTTTTATCCTATTCATCAACCAGCTAGTTCTGCTACAGAAATATCATTTAAACCAACTGCTTCTACTCACGAATCTTTAACTAATTATTTTATACCTAGTAATAGTATAGCATTAAGTTCTTCAACAAATAATAAGAATTTAAATTTTTATGCCGAATTTAATGAGTATGGAGCAGGGTCGAATCCACCTGACAATGGATTTATAGGAACACTTATATACGAAAATTATCTAACTTATATTAGAGATATTTTTACAGAAAAAAGACGTATAACTAAAATAAAAGCGTATTTACCATTAAGAATAATTTACAATATAAAAATGAATGATACACTTACAATACAAGGTCAAGAATATAAAATTAACACTATATCTACTAATTTAATAACAGGTGAAAGTGATATAGAATTATTAAACGAAGTATGATAAAAAATATAATAGAGTTATTAAAGTACGCAAATGGAGAAACTGAGAATATAAGATTTGCTCAAGGTTCAAGAAAGTTGCCTACTAATTTTAAAGAAGCAAAAGACAAACTTAAAAAACAAATAAAATGTCAATTGAAAAAGAAATAAGAATCGTAGGTGCTAAACAGGCTGAAGCAGATGTTAGAAATGTTCAAAATGCGTTAGATGATTTCAATAAAACAGTATCAAAAAATAGAGACGCTACTAGACTTTTAGATAAAGCTACAGGCGGAGCAGTCACTCAGTTTCAGGATTTACAAAAAGGAATTTTACAAGGTGCAAAAGGAATAAAAGGATTATCAGTTTCTTTTAAAGGTCTTAAGGCTAGTATAGCTGCTACAGGTATAGGTTTAATAGTGGTAGCTCTAGGAACTATAGTTGCATATTGGGACGATATCAAAAAAGCAGTAACAGGTGTAGATGGTGAAACTGAAGATTTATTAGCTGCTCAACAAGAGCAAGTACAAGCTACTTCAGATCAATACGACAATATATTAGCTACTTCTAATATTTTAAAACAACAAGGTAAAACTGAAAAAGATATTCTTAATCTTAAAATTAAAGCAACTGACGAATCTATTGCAGCTTTAGAAGCTCAACTTACTACTCAAAAAGAAATTAAAAAAACTCAAGTAGAAAATGCGGAACGTAACTCAAAACTTTTATCTGGAATATTATTAATACTTACTGCTCCTTTAGCCCTTTTATTAAAAACAGTAGACTTAGTAGCAAAGGCTTTAGGTAAAGAAAGTAATTTAGCAGGAGGTTTATATGAAGGTATAGGAAATTTAGTTTTTAACCCTGAAGGTATTGCAGAAGAAGCAGACGAAAGTATTAAACAAACAGAAGACGCTTTAACTAAATTAAAAAATCGTAAAGCAGGTTTTGAAAATAACATTACACAAATAGAAAAAACTGAGGCCGATAAAAGATTTGCTGAAAAACAAAAACAATATAAAAAAGAGTTTGATGCTTATAAAAAGCATTTAGACGAAATGACACAACTTACTATAGACGATATCGAAAAGCTAGGTCAAATAAGAAAAAGTTATAATGATAAAATAACTGAACAAGCTGTCATAGACGAAGAAACAAAAATTAAACTCGATAGAGAAAGAGCGTTAAGAGAAATAGATGAATTAGAAATTTCTGAAGGATTAAAAGGAAGTGCTAGATTAGCAGTTAACACTTTTTATGATAATCAATTACTAGATTTAACCAAGAAGACTGCTGATGAAGAAAAAGCACAAAGAGAAGCAGATTTTATTGCTACTAAAGAAATAGAATCAGCTAAGTTCGGTTTGTTAGGACAATTCGGTGATTTTCTTCAACAAATAGCAGGAGAAAATAAAGCTTTAGCAATTGCTGGGGTTGTGGCACAACAAGCAGCCGCAGTAGGGCAGATAGTTTCACAAACTGCAATAGCAAATGCAAAAGCAGTAGCGGCCTTACCAATTACAGGAGGTCAACCTTGGGTTACTATTAACACCGTTTCAGCAGGTTTAAGTATAGCTTCAACGATTGCATCCGCAGCAAAGTCTATTCAAAAAATTAAAAGTTCGGATACTTCTTCTTCTCCTGTAAAAGCAGAGGTTGGTGGCCGAGGTGGGTCTGCACCTGCTGCACCTCCCTCTTTTAGTATTGTAGGTCAAAGTGAGACTAGTCAATTAGCAAATGTAATTTCAGGGCAAACTCAACAACCTGTTAGAGCTTTTGTAGTAAGTAATGATGTAACTACTGCTCAAAGTTTAGAAAGAAATATAGTAAAAGGAGCAACTATATAAAAACAAAATAATTAATTAAAACGTTATATAAGTATGAAAATAGTAGAATTAATAATAGACGAAGACGATGAGTACGCAGGTATCGATGCAATTAGTATAGTAGAGAGTCCTGCTATAGAAGAAAACTTCGTAGCCTTAAACGACCAAAAAGAAATAAAGCTAAAGTCCATTGACGATGACAAAAAAATCCTAATGGGAGCTTTATTAATTCCTAATAAAACTATTTATAGAAAAGAAGGAAAAGAGGAGTATTATATATACTTCTCAAAAGAAACTGTAAAAAAAGCTAGTGAGTTATTTCTCCAAAACGGAAAACAAAACAATGCTACACTAGAACATAAGTTTGATATAGATGGGCTAACACTAGTCGAATCCTGGATAGTAGAAGACAAGGAAAAAGACAAGACTGCTTTATATGGAATGAACGTTCCTGTAGGAACTTGGATGGGAGCTGTAAAAGTTAATAATGACGAGATATGGCAAGACTTTGTGAAAAGTGGAGAAGTTAAAGGATTCAGTATAGAAGGGTTTTTTCTAGATCGTGAAGAAAGGCCTAAAGAAAAAATTAAAGACAATCTAAATTCAGAAATTTCTGCAGGA